TTAGCCAGTGCAGTAGCTGGGCCCACCAGTTCACCCACAGTGCCATTAACCGAAACCAACTGAATCCAGTAGTAGTACCGGACATTGGCGTCGATCTTGTCGTAGAAGAAACTGCCTGCAACCACAGCATGTTGCACAGCAGAGCTGAAATTGGAGGAGCTGCCTCGGTAAAGCAAGGTATGCGCTACCGCAAATGGATTAGTTGCTGGATAAGTCCAGGAAACATCAATGCCCCCATAAGCGAGGACAGCACTTAGAACAATGTTGTTGTCTGGGTCACCTGGTTTAGGTCCACCCCAGCCACCAACACCGCAAACTTCTGTAGAGCAAGAAGACATAGAGACAATAATCCCCGTAAGTATTTAGTTCATTATCCCATCGAGAGAAACCAAATGATCAAAGCAGAACTTATCGACCATATGGGCTCTGACATCACTGTAGTAAACAGTGCCAGAGTCAGCTTCAACAAAGAGAGTAGTGAATTCAGCCATCAGGATAGCCGTCTTATTGGCTATCTAGCCAAGCACAGCCACTTCACTCCCTTTACCCATCCACAGATTACCCTACGTGAAACTGTTCCTATTTTTGTAGCACGTCAGCGTTTCAAGCACGTGGTCGGCTTCACATACAACGAGGTGAGCCGTCGCTATGTCGATGACACGCCGGAGTTCTATGTACCTACCGTCTGGCGTAACCGACCAGAAGGTAGTGTGAAGCAGGGTAGTAGTGGGGAAAGCGAGTATTCAGAACACCACAGTATTGGGTACGCCAAGCACTGCGCACAGTCCTTGGCTTTGTACGAAGAAATGATTCGTGACGGCATCGCCCCTGAACAAGCACGAATGGTTCTACCCCAATCCATGCTTACCAGTTACTACGTGACTGGCTCACTCGCAGCATTTGCCAGGGCATTCAAACTACGTGACGATGCCCACGCTCAACTGGAAATTCAGGATCTGGCAAAGCAATGGGGAGAGGTTATTTCTCCCCTATTCCCTGTTTCTTGGGCAGCCCTGACTTTCAAGTAATACAGGCCAGCTGTAAACTGCGTTCCCTTTGATTACCCATTAAGGGCCTCCGGCCCTCTTGTGAAAATAATCAAGGAAGGGTGCAGTTACTGTGCAAGAAAGAAACCAACATGGATAACCAAGTCATCAAGATCAGCAGCCAGAAAGTGGCTGTGGACCAGGACTACTTCTGGAATGAAGATATGTCCTTGTGCCAGAAGGGGGCGAAGTACCAGCTCCTGGGGGCTGGTGGCTTGCCTCAGTACAAAGAGTATGACGGTGACCCGTTCTGGGTTAAATGGGCTGCTCTACCCAAACACCGTACTAACTGACCCACAGACCCCTCACGGGGTCTTTTTGGTGGGGTGTTTCCAAAGCAGATGCTGGCACCTGGCTAACTCCAGTAACCCAGGTGAGCGCAACAGTGCAGCGAGTAGAAACATTCCACCAAAAACCAATCAACTTAACGAAAGGCGTTCCGAGTGACATCCCGCTGCAAATCCATTGGCTGCATTTACCCTGCCGTGAACAACTGCGACTTCTGTGAAGACTGTGAGCACAACCGAAAGATTGACCAAGCCAATGAAGCAGACAAGAACCTGTCCCTGGCCCAGCGATACCCACAGTATTACAAGCCGGTGGGTGAACTGACTGAAATTGATGTGTACGCCGTACACCACCTGTTCAACATCCAAGACCCTTCTGGGTGCCTTCAGCACTCCAGCAAGAAGTTGCTCTTGTCCGGTGTCCGCACCGGTGGCAAGAGCCAATACAAGGACATCAAGGAAGCACGTGACACATTGACCCGCTGGCTTCAACTCAACCCGGAGCCAGACGAATGAACAGGTCCCCCGTACCCCATGTTGTGTCCCGAGTGCCGGGCACAGACACCTTCACATACCGCGGTATCAAGTTTGAAGTGAACCGCACTGCCCGCGGCAAGAAGGGTTGCTACAAAACCCTTGGGGGTGAGGGCATCACTGCCGTCACCCGAAAACAACTCATTGCTGCCATAGATCGGTACCGCTACCAGGCTCCCGTGTGTAGTTGCTGGTGTCCTCAATAGGCGCTGTCCCTGCGCCGTACCCCCTATCAAAAAGGAATCCTTATGCAACGCTTTGCCAACGTATCGGAAGTACCGTTGGCACTGGCAGTGTTCCTGGCATCTGATAGTTACGACTACGACGATGCCCCTTACACCATCAGTGCCACCACTCTGCTCAAGCCATTGAGACAGATCATCCTGCCTTCACGCATTCCTGCTGGCGGTGGTTTGGTCAACCTGGCAGACATGATGAACAACCGCATGGGTGCAGCCATCCATGACGGCATCGAGCGTGCCTGGAAGACAAACCACAGAGCTGCAATGCAGGCACTGGGTTACCCGGATCGGATCATCGACTGTATCCGTGTCAATCCAGCCAAAGAAGAAGTCAACGAAGGGATCATTCCTATCTACCTGGAGCAGCGACTGTCTAGGAAGCTGGGTAAGTGGACCATCACAGGGAAGTTTGACTTCATTGGTGAGGGACGTGTACAGGACTTCAAATCCACTGGTGTGTGGACTTACAAGAACCAGGTCAACAACACTAAGTACACACAGCAAGGCAGTATTTATCGTTGGCTTGAGCCGAAGCTGATCCACCAGGACGAGATGGATATCCACTTCATCTTCACGGACTGGAAAGCAGGCATGCAGCGTAGTGACCCTAACTACCCACCACGCAGGTTTCATCGTCAGACATTCCCGCTGTTGTCTCTTCCTGAGACTGAACGGTACATAGCCAACAAGCTACGTCTGATCGAACAGTACCGGGATGCCCCAGAAGATGAAATCCCCGAGTGTGATGCTGACGATCTGTGGCGCAGTGAACCGGTGTTCAAGTATTACAAAAACCCACTCAAGGTAGCCAAGTCCACCAAGAACTTTGACAACGCACACGATGCCCGACTCAGGCTCATTGAGGACGGCAGCGTAGGTGTAGTGCGCGAGGTTCCAGGACAGGTTACCGCCTGCAAATACTGCCCAGCATTCGCTGCATGCACCCAGAAAGACGCCCTCATTCGTAGTGGCGATCTCATCATGAACTGAGGAACCAATGAAAACCAATGAAGAAATGCAACACCACCCCATGAGCGAAAAAGTCGTGGGTGTGCTGTGCGAACAGACGCAGAACTCCAATCCGATGTTCTTCCGTCTGCAGGTGGCGTACTACTTCTGTCTGGTGGCTTCCATGATGCGCGCATCCATCATGACCCTGGACCGCGGGGAGATCCCCATCAACATGTACGCCTTGAACCTGGCTACATCAGGTGCAGGCAAAGGACATTCCACCAACATCCTGGAAGAGAAAGTCATTGGACAGTTCCGTGAGCGGTTCAAGGACGAGACCTTTCCCCTGTTGGCTGAGCAGAACCTTCCCAAGATTGCCCTGAAGCGAGCCAATCGCAAAGCAGGCGATCCCGATGAAGAGCTGGTGCGCGTACAGAAGGAATTCGACAACCTGGGCAACCTGTTGTTCACGTTCTCAGAAGCCACTGCACCTGCAGTAAAGCAGCTACGCCACAAGCTCCTGATGGCTGACGCCGGTAGTCTGAACTTCCAGATGGACGAAGTGGGCTCTTACCTGAGTGCCAATGCGGAAGTGCTCATTGCTTTTCTGGAACTCTACGATGTGGGCCTCATCAAGCCCAAGCTCACGAAGAACTCTTCTGAGAACATCCGGGGTGAGGAAATCATTGGCCGTACACCTACCAACATGATGCTGTTTGGAACCCCTTCCAAGCTACTGGATGGTGGCAAGGTAGAGCAAGAGCTGTACGACATGCTGGAGACAGGCTATGCCCGACGGTGCTTCTTCGGCTACAGCCGTACCTCAGCAAAGCGACTGGACCAAACACCTGAAGAGGTGTTTACCCAGCTCACCAACCAGAACAGCAGCGTTGTCCTGGAAGAGGTAGCCAATCACTTTGAAGCCCTGGCTGACATGATCAATGTCCGCAAGAAGCTCGTCATGACCAAAGCTACCAGCTTGCTGCTCATTGAGTACAAGTTGCGCTGTGAAAAAGAAGCTGCCTTGTTCCCTGAACATGAGGAAATCAAGAAAGCTGAGATCTCACATCGCTACTTCAAGGCTCTGAAGTTGGCGGGTGCCTATGCCTTTGTGGATGACTCCCCAGAGCTGACAGAGACCCACCTGTATGCTGGCATAAAGATGGCTGAGGAATCGGGAGCTGCTTTTCACAAGCTGCTGACCCGTGACAAGCCATACGTGAAACTGGCCAAGTTCATTGCCAGTGTGGGGCGTGATGTAACTCAGGCAGACCTGGTGGAAGAACTCCCCTTCTATCGTGGTGCTCAAGGTCAGAAACAGGAAATGCTGACGCTGGCCACTGCGTATGGCTACAAGAACAACATCATCATCAAGAAGTCCTTCTCGGACGGTATTGAATTCCTGCGGGGTGAAACTTTGAAGGAATCTGATCTGACGAAGATGGTTGTCAGCTACAGCACCGATATCGCCACAGACTACCATAATGAGCGTGCCTCGTTTGACCAGCTGCACAAGCTGACCCAAGCACCAGGCATGCACTGGGTAGTCCACCACCTCAATGGTGGGCACCGCAACGAAGAAAACTGCATTGCAGGTTTCAACCTGGTGGTGTTGGATGTCGATGGTGGGGTGAGCATGAGCACTGCAAAGATGCTCCTGAGCAAGTACAAGTTCCTGCTGTACACCACGAAGCGCCACAGCGATGAGGAACACCGTTTCCGTATCGTCCTACCCATCAACTATGAGCTGGCTCTGGATGCCAAGGACTACAAAGAGTTCATGACCAATGTGTACGAGTGGCTACCTTTCGAGGTGGATACCGCAACCAACCAGCGTGCTCGCAAGTGGATGTCTCACCCCGGACACTTTGAGTACAACGATGGTGAAGTTCTCGATGCCCTTCCCTTCATCCCAAAGACCAGCAAGAACGAAGAGCGCAAAGCACTAGTGAACTCCCAACAGTCCATGGACAACCTGGAGCGTTGGGTCCTGAACAACTCGGGAGATGGCAACCGCAACAACATGCTGCTCCGGTATGCCATGTTGTTGGTAGATGCTGGCTTCGACTTCGAGCAGGTACGCACCAAGGTGGTCAGCCTCAACGACAAGATGCCGGACAAACTGGAAGAGTCCGAAATCATGAGCACCGTAATGGTGACTGTGATGAAGGCAATCGCCAAACGACCATGAGCTTTGCAACGTGCCACTCCCGTATTCACGGGAGAGGTTTCCACTGCACGGCCTGATGGTTTTTACAACCCAAGAAAGAAAGAAATCATGACCAACTTTAACCGCGTAGCAACGATGAACACAGCCTTTGGTAACCCCAAGGGAAACCCCAAAGCAATCGACTGGGATCGTGTACGCAAACAGTCACTCAACATCGCAGATGAGTATGGTGAAACCATGATTGCCCTAGGGGCAGATCCTGCACTAGTCAAAGATGCTGTGGCCCACCTGAAGTATGTCTCTTCCATGGCTGTAAACCCAGTCAACACACTTCAGGTACGGGACGGTCTTTGTGATATCCATGTGTTTGCCTATGGTGCCCATCATCTGATGGGTGTCGATGCAGACACGGACATGGATGCTGTGGTGGATGGTGTGATGACCCGGTTCGTCAAAGATCCTCAAGATCTGAAAGCGACCATCAAACTGCATGCTGACAAAGGTGTACACCGTGTGTACACCGAAGGGGAGTTCCCTACCATGGTTCTCAAGTCTGCTGCCGATCAACCTGATGCTCCCAAAGGCAAGTTCCTGAAGAGTGCCAGTTATACGGACACCGTGTTTCCCGCAGTTTAGAAATCCAGGTGCGCTCCGCGCACTTCTCCGAACCAAACAAAACCTCCCCTAATCAGGGGGGGTTTTTTCATTTAAGGAAACCAATGACACAAACAGTCAATGACAACCTGGTACTGGTGTGTGGCAAGTCTGCCACCGGTAAGTCAGCGTCACTCATGAGCATTGAGAGACCTGAAGGTGTTTTGTATTTGAACTGTGAGGCAGGCAAGAAATTACCTTTCCGAGCCAAGTTCATTCAGAAGACAGTAACTGACCCACTCCAGATCTATGAAGCATTTGAGTGGGCTGAAACCCAGCCCCAGTTACACACCATTGTGGTGGACTCGCTCAGCTTCCTGCTTGAGCTGTATGAATCCGTGTACGTGATTAACTCAGCTAATACCATGAAGGCATGGGGGGACTACGCACAATACTTCAAGAACTTGATGCAGCAGTATGTTGCCAAGTCCACTAAGAATGTGGTCTTCATCTCCCATACAGCGGACACGCTGAATGAAGCTGAGATGGCCATGGAGACTAAAGCACCTGTTAAGGGCAGTCTCAAAGGTACTGGACTGGAAGCGTATTTCTCTTTGGTGATCTATTGCAAGAAGATCCCCATCAAGACCCTCAAAGACTTCGGCTCATCCCTGTTGAACATTACTCCTGAAGAGGAGGCTCTTGGTTTCAAATACGTTTACCAGTGCCGTCTTACAAAAGACACGGTACATGAGCGTATCCGAGGCCCAATGGGCATGTTTGATAACAAAGAGACCTTTATCGACAACAATATCCAATTGGTGTTGAATCGTCTCCACGAATACTACGCTTAACCTGAAATTGCGTATATTCG